CCTAGTTTAATATCTCCCGTTGCTAATCCTGCAGTTACAAGTAGCGCCTTAATATCTTTGCTTGGAGCATTTGTCATAACTACGATCCTAAATTAGCAAGTAAATTCTTAGCATTACCGCCTACAATGTTACCAGCGCGTTCAAGGAACTTCTCATTCCTCTGTTTATTCTTACCTTGTCCTATACCTTCATGTACAAATATGGCGTGAGGTGCTGTATAGCCTACTATGCCTATAACTGAGCCAGGTTCTTCCTGCACAGACTTTACTTGACTAGCCTTTAATTCTCCAGTGTCTACAGGAACTAATTCATCAGATACCTTAGCAATTTCGTTTACAATAACTGTAACAGCGCCTTTAGCTTGCTCCTTAATTACACCATCGAGTATCTTACCAATATTCTGCCCAACTTTAACAAAAGCTGCTGCGGCCTGTGCTTGAGTCTCAATAGATGCTACTGTTAGAGGTCTTGCCATTACATATATGCCTTACGAAAGGTCCCGCCACTTAATCCTTTGATCTTATCAAATCGCATTATCTCATGTGCTCCGGGAAGTGTTATAGGGTCAGTCACTGTAGACTTTCCTTCAAAGAGAAACCCGCCTTGCTTTAAATCAGTATCAACTATTGCAATTGCCTCTGTTATAAACTCTCCGCCATTGGGATTTTTTACAAGATCATTTCGATCTTCCCAGTGGCCTTTTATAGCTATAGGTGCAATCATTACATCAAAGCCAAACTCATCTGGCACATCAGTTCCTGCCCAGTAGGTTATGTCTTGTGATAACCCAATCATATGACACGGAACACTGCAGTTCGCTTACCGTGAGTGGCAAGGGTACCAGAAGGGTCCATGGCGAGGGCTTGTAGTCCCCAGCGGGTCATCTTCAAGCCCTCACCATAGACGTTAGAATAGTCCTCCAAAGTTTCACCGATTTCGACTCGGGTTAGTCCACCACGTTCGTTTATCAACGCAGCAAAGTGCCCAGCAAGGTACAATTCAATCAGCTTTAATCTTGGAATAGAAAGTCCTGCGTTAACAAGCTCTTCATCTATAAAAAGAGTAGCCGACTTAACTGCCTCCGAGAGGTTACTGACCGTCTCAGGAAAGAGTCCCTGAACCTCGCTCTCAGTAACCCGTGACATGACTAAGACTCCTTAGCTTCAGATTTCTCAGCCTTGGCTTTTGACTTTGGAGTTGGCTCTACTACTTCTTTCTCTTTAGCGGTTGACGTCTCACTCTTTAAAGTTTCAACTGAAGTCTTTTTCTTGACTTCAAGAGGAAGAGGAGTGGGCGCAGTGTCTACAGATTCAAGTTGGTGTGCGAACTGCTTGGCAGTATGTCTACCAACTTCTACAATATCACCTCGTCTGTAAATGCACTGTATACCCTTCTCCTTTCGGTGAAACTTACCGAATTTTACCCTATACGGGCTTAATGCTACTGGCATCACGTCCTCCTTTAGTTCTTTGTAAAGTGTACGATACCTGATCGGTCCTCATGATCCTTCTTGATCCTTGGCAGCATAATAGCAAGCACCTTGAAGTTAATCAAGAAGCCACCATCAGTCTCCCACTGCACGTTCTGAGGTTCCTCACCAACTACAAGATCGACAACATTCCGAGTCATTTGGATAAGTAAAACATTATCCGCACCTAACTTATCGGCAACCTTGATGGACTCGAGCGTTGGGATTTCAAGTAGACGACTCAGCACTGTCTTATCTGAGTTTGCCTTGAAATCCTTGATCAAAGGTACCCAGTATGTTTTACCAGCAGCGTCCCACGCATCACCAGTAGCTTCAAAGTTACCAGTGTTGCGGTTGCCATGCGTAGTATAACCTTCAACAGTATTACCTCCGACAGTCAGACCAGCACCATTGAAGACCGCATCCTCAATACTCTCAGTGACCTGAATGGTAGCTTCGGTAATCTGTGTGGTGTCGAGCGGTTCTCCAAGTTTTCTAGAAGCCATTAGAGTACGAAGGCTGATCCAGAAGTCCTCATGAGTGATATACAGTGGGATGCTGTTGGACCTAAAGCTTTGTCTATCACTTCGGCCACGAGTAATACCTTCCATGCTGCGAACAGCAGGCTCCATTCCTGACATTTCTTCCCAGGTTAGAACCATACGTCCGAGTGCTTCTGGTATATTGAAGGTTAAGCCTCGAGATATAAGGTCACCTGCAGCTACGAGACGTTGGCGGGCGACTTCAATTAAGACTTCATCAAAGACTTCCCACTCATCCTTACGGAGCAAGTCAAGTGTTCTAAGAGAAGAAGCGTTAAAGCCACTACTCATCAGTCGAGCTGCAACGGACCCGCCGCCGGTATTAAGGATACCAGCAAAGTCTTCTGCAGACATCATATTGTTTGGCATTTTTAACTCTCCTACCTAATTGACTTCAACAATGATGCGGGCACGATTTACAGCATCACCACTGTTATCAACAGCTTGTAGTGCAGTAGCAACAGGGCGAATGTTTGCAGAAGTGTCAACACCTCCAGCGAGGTTAGTTGCGGCGACTGGAGTTACAACCGCAGAAGTACCGTCACCACCGGCACCGTTACGAGCAACAACAAGGGCAGAGGCTTCTGCACTAGCGTTAACAAGTGTAACGATGTCTTGTGCTTGATCAGTAGTACCAGGCGTAGTCGTGTCTGATTTAATCACGATAGCAACACCGGTGACAACCACAGTGGCAGTTGCAGCAGTACCAGCAATATACTCAACTGTGATATCATTACCTTCGTCGCCGAGAGCAGCAGCTTCAAATTCAACAGCAGCGTCGGTAAGTCCAAAAGTTATCTTGGCACGGACACCAGCGACATCAGGACCAATCTTACGCAGTCCACCAACGCCATCTGACTCAAGTGTGTCTCCGATAATAATAGCAACTGCAGACGGAGCTACAAGTGTAAAGACTTCAGCCCCACCCTCGAAGTATCCAGTCTGGATAAGATCACCATTTGCATAGTCTACGGAAATTTCCTTACCAAGCAGCATATTCTCAAGTGCAAAGCGTGCAGTGGCAAACCCTCCTGCAACATTGTGCCTAAGCACTTTGCCTGCAGAGTCTAAAGCGAGTAGATCACCAGGAGTAATCGCAGCTGCAGTAGCATGATACTCCTTGTTGATCCAGTCACCTTTTAGTGCAATAGTTTTGGCAACCATGATCTACCTCCTAATTAGCAGATTTCTTGGGGAAGATTTTCGGAGCAGCCGGAGCTTGGTTAGATTTAATAAGCTCTAACTTCGGTCCACCCTTAGCAGAGTAATCGGGTTTCGGTAGTCCTGCAAGCTGCCTGAGCTTCTCAAGATTATCAATCTCGCAAGCATTCAACTCTTCCTCAGAGAAGCTACAGTTCTCGTTGGTTATAAGTACTTTGACCATTGCTGATCTCTGAGCACGATACATTTCCAATCCTGCGGAGAGTGATGCACGTACCTCTGGGTTCTTAATACTCGAAAGGTAGGCTTCTGCAGTCTGAGTAGTTTCGTCCTCCTCGTCGTCTTCGACTGGAGTCTGCTCATTGTCATCAGTCTTGGCTTTGATTGGTACAGGGTCATCGTCTGGCTCTGACTCAGTTGGAATAAGCATTTCTAACTGGTCTTCCTCCAGTGTAAGGAGCCAATCCCGAGACTCCTTTGTAAACCGTGTATTCCCATTTGCAATGAGAGCGTCAACAGTTTTCTCCTTCTTACTCATGGTTTTAATCTCCTCGTTGAGTTTCACAGGTACAAATTGAGTCTCAGGACGAACTTTTGTAAGTTCTTCGCCAAGACTTATGGTGCCATCAGAGTTAATGGCAAAATCTCTTTCAAGGACGTTACCCTTACCGTCTTCAAAGATAAAAGTGTCGTCAAAGACAGCAAGGACGAATGGAAAGAAGAAACTATCATCGTCGTTTTCTCCTTCAAGAGCTGCCTCAAGAGCCGCTCTTGTGTCTCCATCGCTAAGTCCAGTCGAGAAAACTTTAAGTAGTCTGTCGCGAGCTTCTTCTGGTGATATACCCTTCGTTTTAATCTTTACAGGTGAATTAATCTTACACTTACAATCTTCACAACCATCACAACTTGCTTTGATACTCTTACTGTTCGCCCTGAACTGCATGTCCACGAAGCCTTTTGGACACTTGAAGACTTGGTTTAATCTAGGAAGTCCGCAGCCGTCCTCCCATGAGCATGCACCATCTGTACCAAGTGGGAGAACTGCCAGATGATCTGGTTTGATATCGCTCTGTACTGCACCGAAAGCTTCTCCATTGAACTTACCACTTCGCATTGTCACATCAGCAGAGTACGCGGTAGATACTTCGATCTTCTGCCCGTCATTAATCCGTTCAACAATGTCTGAGGAAAGCTCTTCAATCTTTTCAAGATCGAGCCAAGCGTCTCCTTTAAGTTTGTCATTGTCTCCGCGGACATTGAATATCTGCCCAATAACTTCATTCTCAAAGATATCAGTAGTATTTGCTGATACCGGTATACCGGCACGGATAGGATGCCCAAGCGTAATAGGACGACCATTCCACATTCCCTCGAACTTTGCAAACTCCTTTGCTAGAACGAGTTCAGGTGTTGGACAGGTCATGCAGTTTACAACGCCCTCTTTAAGAAGGATCACTGGTACTACTAAGTGATCCTTACCAAGGAAGGATTTTGTTTCGAGTTCTTCCGTGGCTACTTGGAAGATTTGAAACTTTTGAGTTGGCATGAGCTATTCGCTCCTTTTAAGTGGGAGGCCCAAAATTCCACGAATTTCCTCTACTGACACTATATCCTGTTCTTTGAAGTTTCTTACTGCGGCACCCATACGTAAGGCTACTTCTGCTTGTTCTCGTTTAGTCAAAGCCGATAAATCAGGCCATTCAATAGTATATCCATTTTCGGGTTTAGGTAAAGCCCCTAGATCAATAAAGCGATCTATAATCGGCCTTAGAACCATAGGCCCGCCGTAAGACTGTTGACGCTCGAACACTCTTTCATTCCAGTTCGCACGATCCTGAGTACTTGCAAGTTCTGCAGACTCACTACCAAGTAATATTCTCTTTGGGATTTCAGACGTGCCTGCGATTAGAGAGATAAGTACGTCTGAGACTCCACGAGGGTCTACGTCTGCGCCGCCCAATTGTTTCAGTTCCATGCCACGAGTTAGCATCATGCGCCGAAGTCCATGCTGGTATTCGGCTACTTCGTCTTCGATTGCTTTTTCAGCAGGTTCTGTAAGTTCAGTGTCATCGTTGAGATTAAGATGTAAGCCTCGATTTGCAATCAACCAGTAGGACTCGCCAGCGCCGCCTGTTACCTTGTCGAGATCGTCTAGAAGGTTCCAGATAGCTTGTAAACGTGGCCGACCAAAGAGATCATTCTCAAGTAGACTCTCAGCTATGTGTATCACTCTACTATAGTGGACTTTTACGTCCTTATTCTTTAAACTTGTTCTACGAGTTTCAACTAGATCACTGGTAAGGTCTACCTTGTAATTCTCAGGCAGGCCGAAGCGCGGATCACTAGCATTATTAGAAAGGTTTAGGATTTCAACGTGAGCTTCGGAGAAGACGTTAAGGAAGAGTATATCTTCTGGCTTGCGGACTTTCCTTAGTGGCGTGGCTAAGTCGCTCGGCATAGCTCCGATTACCATTATTGCGAAGCGTCCAAGACTTGCAAGCTTATCAACGCGCTCTATGTAGTGGTAGAGTTTTAGACGTTGTGCAAGAAGCTTGAACTCTTTCTCGAAAGCAGTTTCGTCGGAACTTTCCTTAATCTCTAAGACATTAGGGGGAAGCCGCCATGTAGCTTTGGCTGGAGCATCGACTATTCTCTTAGCTATGCCGCCACGATTGTACCTGTTAACATAATCGTTCATGTCAAGCTTGGTTTTGTAACCTAAGACTTCAAATAAGTCTCGCTTGCCAGCAAAGGTTACACCAGCATGATCCAGTATTCCAGTGCGTCGAAGCAATGATGCAGCCATTGCTATAACATTTGATCTTGGCATTATTTCAATCCCTCAGTATAGACGTAAGCTCCGTCTACATCAGCAGCTAACCAGTTACGCGGCCCAATTTGCTGTAGTGTCTCGTTGTATCTTCCAGAGAGTCTTTCGTATTGAATATTTTCTTTGTTTAAGATATTAAACAGAATTTTAGTTGGTACTCCAATATTGTTTGCTATACGCTCGACTGGAAGCTTATCTAAGTGCTTAGACACATACTCTTTTTGATAGAGGCTTAAAGTTATCATTGATAGTTCCTTCTACCAATTACACCAGCACGCTTTGTTTTCTTTATCATAAGCTCATGCAATGCCCATATTGCTGCGTCTGCTCGATTAGGTGAAACCTTCATATGCCCAGGTGCTATGAGACAAAGCTCATCCTCTAAGGCTGAGAGATTAGCATAGCTACAATGTGTTACCATACCACGTTCGTATTGGGTAGCGATTGGCTCTGCACGAACGTATTTACCCCTAGTGGCAGATACCAACTTTACATTAACTGTAGAGTTAACAGCACGGATATTCTCTGCCACTAGATCACCACCGTTGTTCTTTTCTGCCACGATTAAGTCTGCGTCTATAGCTTCGTAGATGCTAACAGCTTTGCTCCCCCATTCTCTTGGGGAGCCTTTCATTGTATGATCACTAAGAACCTGAGCACGGCCTGTCGCATCAATCCCTGCTGCGACAATACCAGTTGA